GGCGGCAAGAACAGCAAGACCACCGGCTAGTGGAGAAAGACCTGCTGAAAGACCTGCTGGTGAAAGCCCTGCTGGAGAAAGACCTGCTGGAGAAAGACTACCCCCAGAAGTAGAGGCTGTTGTTGGAACTAATACTGTTGTTGCTCAAGAAGTTGGCAGACTTAGAAGAATGGGTACTGGTATCGCTAGCCTACTTAAAAATAAATCATTCCTAGCAGCCGTAGCCGCACTAGCCGCATTGGGATACTTCTTTGGACCAGATGGTTATTTTGTTAATAATCCTCCCGATGCTCCTAGTAATACTACTAATCCATCTCGTACTACAATTTCAGGCGATCCAGAAGATCCGAAAACAAAAGAAGCTGAAAAGAAAAGACAAGAAGCTGAGCAAAAGCAACAAATTGCAGATACACTATGCAACGATCCTGCATTGAAAGATATGCGAGAAAAAATGAAAGCATTAATAGCAGATCTCAAAACAGCACAGGATGCTGAAGTTAAGGCAGCTTTTAAAGACGCTATGGTAACATACAACAAATACGTGTTCCCAGATGAGCAAGAATGCTTAATCAATCCTGGTAGTGCGCCGGCAAGTAATAGTTCGAGTGGTGTATCGGGTAATCCTGCACCAAGTAGTGAACAGCCACGTGCTTACGATGCATCAAACCAAATATTCCGTGGTCCTGGATTGTATGACAAGAACACTGGAATGTTTGCTCCTCAAGCTCAATAATAATCAAATAGGTTGACCTTCACATATAAGTAGTGTACACTAGGCTTATATTAAGGAGATTCACATGTCAGGTCGAAACTACGGTCCAGAAGAAAAGGCAAAATTGGAAAGATTAATCAGCGAAGGCTCTACAGTACTTCGCGAAGTTGAAGATTTATCAGAAGGCTTAAAAGAAACAGTTAAGGCAGTTGCAGAAGAATTGCAAATCAAACCTAGCGTTATTAACCGCGCTATTAAGATTGCACACAAAGGCGATTGGCAATCTCATAATGAAGATTGGGCAGAGATTGAAGCTATTTTAGATATCACTAAACGTATCTAATAAGTAATAAAGAAAGGTCGGCGGGCCATAAACCGCACAATAGGTATTTGCAAGCCCTAAATTGCATTTGGAGAATAAATGAGTTACGTAGACGCATGGTTTGACCGTGAGAACGACATTATCAAAGTCGTTGAGAGAAACAAAAAGAGTGAAAGGGAATTTAGAGACATTCCTGTTCGTCACACTTTCTATATAAAAGATCCCAAAGGTAAGCACCAATCCATTTACGGAGACCCTGTTCAACGGATTGTCTGTAAAAATACCAAAGAACTTCGTAAAGAGCAAGCCATTAACAGTGGCAAAACCATGTACGAAGCTGACATTAATCCGATATTTGTCACGCTGAGTGAGCATTATCTTAACCAAGATGCCCCTAAATTAAACGTAGCATTCTTCGATATTGAGGTCGATTTCGACCCAGAACGTGGTTATGCTAGCCCAGATGATGCATTTATGCCGATCACTGCTATTGCTATCAAACTGCAATGGTTAGATACTATGGTATGCCTTGCTATTCCGCCTAAGAAGCTTAAAATGGAAGATGCCAAGGAAATGGTCAAAGACTTTCCTAACACATACTTGTTTGATAATGAAGCAGACTTGTTAGACATGTTCCTAGACCTGATCAAAGATGCAGATGTACTAAGTGGTTGGAACTCAGAAGGCTTTGATATACCCTACACTGTAAACCGTGTAACTAAAGTACTGAGCAAAGAAGATACTAGACGCTTCTGTTTGTTTAATCAATTCCCTAAAAGACGTGAATACGAAAAGTTTGGCCGACAATCGGTTACATATGACCTAGTTGGTCGTGTACACTTAGATAGTCTCGAACTATATCGCAAGTACACGTATGAAGAACGTCATACATATCGGCTAGATGCTATTGCAGAATATGAACTAGGCCAGCGTAAAACACAATACGAAGGTACTCTAGATCAATTATACAACAACGATTTCCGTACATTCGTAGAATACAACATTAATGACTGTCAACTACTTGACGATCTAGATAAGAAACTTAAATTTTTAGATCTAGCCAATACATTGGCACACGAAAACACTGTACTGCTACAAACTACTATGGGTGCGGTAGCTGTAACTGAACAGGCGATTATTAACGAAGCCCATAGACGTAATATGCAAGTGCCAAATCGTCCTAAAATGGATGAACGTGAAAACAATGCCGCGGCAGGTGCATATGTTGCATACCCTAAAGAAGGTATTCAAGACTGGGTCGGCTCGCTAGATATTAACTCGCTATATCCATCAGCTATTAGAGCACTTAACATGGGCCCGGAAACTATCGTAGGCCAGCTACGACAAACAATGACCGATGATTTTATCGAAGCGCAACTAGCCAAAGGTAAGAGTTTTGCGTCGGCATGGGAAGGTATATTTGGTTCGTTAGAGTATACCGCGGTAATGGAACAACAAATTGGCACAGATATTACCATTGACTGGGAAAACGGTGACACTGATATGCTAAGTGCCGCAGAAGTATATAGATTAATCTTCGAAAGCAATCAACCTTGGATGCTAAGTGCTAACGGCACTATCTTTGCACACGAAAATGAAGGTGTTATTCCTGGACTACTAAAGCGTTGGTACAGTGAACGAAAGGAAATGCAGGCCAAATTAAAGGAGGCTATTAATGCAGGTAACAAAATTGAAGAAGAATATTGGGACAAACGACAGCTCGTTAAAAAGATTAACCTCAACTCGCTCTATGGTGCCATTCTTAATCCTGGCTGTCGCTTTTTCGATAAGCGTATTGGGCAATCTACCACTCTTACTGGGCGTCAAATTGCCAAGCACATGGCTAGTAAAGTCAATGAGATCATCGCTGGTGAATACAATCACGTTGGAAAGGCAGTTATATATGGAGATACTGACTCCTGCTACTTTAGTGCCTATAAAATACTAAAGAAAGAAATTGATGCAGGACAAATTCCGTGGACCAAAGAAACTGTAGTTCAATTGTATGATCAAATTGCAGACGAAGTAAATCAAACATTCTCGCAATTTATGTTAGATGCGTTCCATGTACCTAAGTCGCGTGGCGAAGTTATTAAAGCAGGTCGAGAAATTGTTGGAAGTAAAAGTTTGTTTATCACAAAGAAGCGTTACGCCGTGTTGTATTACGACAAAGAAGGCAAACGTGCAGACGTAGACGGCAAGCCGGGTAAGATCAAAGCCATGGGCTTGGATCTAAAGCGTAGTGATACTCCAGAATTCATTCAAAACTTTTTAAGTGATGTTCTTGAAATGGTACTGATGGGTAAGACTGAACAAGAAGTTCTAGATCACATTACACATTTTCGAACAGCATTTAAAGTGCGGCCTGGATGGGAGAAAGGTAGCCCAAAACGTGCTAACAACATTACAGACTATCAAGCTAAAGAAGCCAAAGCCGGCAAGACTAATATGCCAGGACACGTTCGAGCAAGTATCAACTGGAATACTCTTAAACGTATGTATTCTGACAAATACTCAATGTCTATTACAGACGGACAAAAAGTTATTGTATGTAAGTTAAAACCTAATCCGTTAGGGTTTACTAGCGTGGCGTATCCTGTAGATGAATTACGGTTGCCTCAATGGTTTAAAGACTTACCGTTTGATCATACTGAAATGGAACAGACTATTATTGATAACAAATTAGACAATCTCATTGGTGTTCTAAAATGGGACATTAACAGCACTGAAGAAAAAAATACTTTCAACAATTTATTCGAGTTTTAATATGGAAATTATAATTGCAGGATATGGGTTTGTTGGTAAAGCTGTTTTCAATGCTATCAAAAATACCAATAAAACACATATCGTAGACCCAGCTTATAATACATCAAAGATTGAAGATGCAACCTATGCCGATGGCATTGTTATTTGTGTCGGCACTCCTAGTAATCAAATCGGTGATTGCGATACTAGCCAAATTGAAAGTGTAATGGCAGAAGTGCCTATCCATTTGCCGGTGCTGATTAAATCAACTGTACCACCTGACTATTTAGAAAAACTAATCAACAAGTATCCCGATCACAGTATTTGTTACAGCCCAGAATTTTTACGCACGGCAACTGCTAATGCTGATTTCTTAGAACAGAAATATATGATACTCGGTGGCGTTGATCCTGAAGGATTTTGGCAAACATTATTTTCTAAATCATTACCAAACTGCAAATTATTCTTTAATACATCTATACTAGAAGCTAGTACTATCAAATATGCTACAAACTGCTTCCTAAGCACCAAAGTAGCATTTTTTAATCAGTTGTACGACATGTGCCAAGCGAATGGTGCTGAGTTTGATTTGGTTAGACAAATTTTATTGCATGACAAACGAATTGGTAATAGTCATACAATGGTTCCAGGGACGGATGGCGAACGTGGGTTCGGTGGCGGTTGCTTTCCAAAAGATACTAATGCATTTATCCATTACGCAGATCGCATCGGGCTAACGCACACATTGGTGGAATCAGCAGTAAAATATAACAAGAAAATAAGAAAAAAACATTGACATAGTCACAAAACCTAAGTATAATCATTAAACATGGAGAATCATATGAAAGACTTTTTACAAGACCTAGTAGCACATACACACAGTTTGGGCTTCCTACCTTTGGTCAAGGTTACTGCAACTGACAAAGAAACCAGCATTGAATCAATGGCTGAAGATCGTTCAGTTATTTTAAATGCTAAAACAAAGGACCCTATTGAGAACTTTGAAGGTGTATTTGGTATGCCTAACTTGAACAAGTTAGATTTGCATTTGAAGTGCCCAGAGTACAAAGAAGGTGCAAGTATTAATGTTGTAACACAGCAACGAAACGGTGAAGATATTCCAACAGGATTGCATTTTCAAAATTCAATCGGCGACTTCGAAAACGACTATCGCTTCATGAATTCAGATATTATTAATGAAAAATTAAAATCTGTAAAATATAAAGGCTCTACTTGGGAAGTTGAATTTGCTCCTACTGTTGCGGCTATCCAGCGTTTGAAATTTCAGGCGGCGGCACATACAGAAGAAACTACATTTCAAGTTAGCACAGATAACAGTAATCTAGTGTTTAGCTTTGGTGATGCTAGTACGCATGCTGGGTCGTTCGTATTTCAACCAAATATTACAGGTAAGTTGAAACAAAAATGGTCATGGCCTGTTAACCAAGTACAAAGTATTTTAGGTCTTAGTGGTGATGTGACAATGCGTATTGCTGATGCAGGTGCACTAAAAATCACTGTTGACAGCGGCACTGCAATATACGATTACATTTTGCCAGCACAAAGCAAATAATGGCGGAACTGCATAAACGCACTATAGTTAGAACTGTAAGCTATCGAATAATAGCATTATTAATAACTGCTGTGTGGACAGGATTGAGTGATGCTGTAGTTATACACATTATCTTAACTGCGGTGCATTACATTATGGAAAGAATTTGGTTAAAGATTAAATGGGGCAAACTTGAATAAAAACCTAACAGCTACACAAAATGATTATGCATATTTCCTGCCGGCGACGTCAGGATTTTATAGCACATTCATAGGTAAGCAAAGATATAGTAACTACGTTGATCCTGCACGTATTCCTGCTAGTTTTAAAAACGGTGTAGAAAGCCTTAATTATTTAGAACCAGATAAGGGTGCATTTTACTACGACCATTGTTTGTATTCAGCAGGGCATGCTAACTTAGATCTAAATAAACAAGACGAAAGCGAGGACATGTTCCGTAATCGCAATCGATCTACTAGTTGGGTCTTAGGTGATTCAGGCGGATTCCAGATCGGTAAGGGTGTTTGGCCAGCTGATTGGAAAGATCCTAATTGTCCACAGGCCATGAAGAAACGAAAACAAGTACTAACTTGGATGGATACTTTAATGGATTATGGCATGGGGCTTGATATCCCAGCGTGGGTAGCTCGTAGTCCATCTGGAGTTGCGGCTACTAAGATTTCTAGTTATGCAGAAGCAGTACAAGGCACTTATATCAACAACGATTACTTTATTAATAATCGTAATGGTAATTGCAAATTCTTAAATGTATTGCAAGGTGAGAATCATGCAGATGCCGAAGATTGGTATCAGCGCATGAAAAAATATTGTGATCCTAAACAGTACGGCGATAAAGCATTTAACGGTTGGGGTATGGGTGGTCAGAACATGTGTGATGTTCACCTAGTACTAAAGAGATTAGTAGCATTACGTTTTGACGGACTTCTTGAAAAGGGTCAGCAAGATTGGATGCACTTCTTGGGCACCTCTAAATTAGAGTGGGCATTGTTATTAACTGATTTACAACGAGCTATAAGGAAATATCATAATGAAGACTTTACCATATCTTTTGATTGCGCCTCACCTTTTTTGGCAACAGCAAACGGACAGATCTACATACAAACAGAAACAGAAGACCGAAACAAATGGGTCTACCGTATGCAAGCTTCAGCAGATGACAAAAAATACAGTCAAGACACGCGACTCTTTAAAGACGCAGTAATACAGGATAAAATCTTTAGTAATTTTGAATCTAGTCCAATCATAGATCAAGTTACTATGAAAGAAATTTGTATCTACGGTGCCGGTGTTCCACAGCCAGGTGTTGCTAGTCCAGACCCGTATAATCCTACAGATTGGATTACACCGCCAGATCAAAACAAGATTGGCAAAGTTGGCCGCACTAGTTGGGATAGTTTTACCTACGCTGTTATGATGGGTCATAATGTTTGGATGCATGTAAATGCTGTTCAAGAAGCCAATCGGCAATACGATGCAGGTCGCTGTCCGACTATGCTAGTGCAGGAAAAATTTGATAGACTGTATTTTAAAGATGTAGTCGATGCTATTTTCTCTACTAGTGATCGTGGAGTTGCAGAAGCAGTAATTGATGAGTTTAGTAGATTTTGGATGGCTATCCCTGGAACACGTGGCGCAATTGGTAAGAAAACAGTTAATGCTAGTACGCAATTTGCCAGTTTATTTGACGAAGTGGGCGTAGATAGTGTACAATCAGATATTGACGAAGAAGAATTTACCGAAGACCAAATTAGTAAACTTGACGAATTAGAAGCTGGCATACATGACATTACCTGATGAAAGATATCGTGCAGTAGTACAAACAGAAAAGTTTTTAAAATCACTATGTTTCTCTAGTGAGACTAAACGAGTTCCGTTAGCAGTACGACAACAAGCTCGCGCTTTACTTAGACATTACCCAAGTGAATACGATATGAGTAAGACTGCACAAACAAGTCCAGACATATTTGCTGAACGTATGGAAGATGTAACCCGAATGTTTAAAAAATACGAAGAGAGCAGAAATGAAACGTGATTATACAAGCGGTATAAGTGAAGATGTAACATTCTTTGTAGGTACAGAAATTGAACGTACTCCTGCATTTGGTATGCGTACACTTTTTGTAGTAGGTGTGCATGATGAACAAATCATTATCGGACTAGCTAAAAATAATGATTGTAAGCATATCTATTTCGGTGCTAATCAAAGTTTCCCGCCATTGCAGGTAAACGATAGTGCAGGTTGGAAACCTTGGGAAGATATGATCAAAGGTTGTATTAATGCTAACTTGTGGTGTACGTTAGATTTTGATGTTG